ATGCTGCAATTATACGAACAAAAATACCAACAAGAAGTACAAAAATTTGGAGGAGAACAAATAGGTAGAAGACGAAGAGATGATTACACAGACGGAACAGTAAGAATCCCAGTGCCTTCTAGAACACCTTAAGGATTAAATTATGGCATCATCATTTTCAGATCTTGGTATAGAACTAATGGCAACCGGCGAGAATGCCGGTACATGGGGAACAAAAACTAATACCAACTTACAAATAGTAGAAAAATCAATTGCTGGTTATGTAGAAAAAGCAATTACTAGTGGTGGAACTACAGCATTAACAATTACAGATGGCGATGCAACAGAATCTACATCAGTTGCAAGGCATGCTGTTATAAAATTAACAGGAACAATAACAGGAAATTCTATTGTAACTGTTCCAGATTCAATTGAAAAAGTTTACATTGTAGTAAATGGAACTTCAGGTGCTTACACTGTACAATTTAAAACAGCATCTGGAACTGGTATAACTTTTGGTACAACTGATAAAGGAACTAGATTATTATTTTCAGATGGAACAAACATTGTTGATACAGGATTTTCAACTTCTGTTGCTGCTGACAATATTTCTACAGGTGACGCCGCAGTTACACTTGCAACGTCTAGCGGTGACATAACTGTAGATGGGCCATCAGATATTATTTTAGACGCTGATGGTGGAGATATATTTTTTAAAGATGGTGGCACAACATTTGGTAGTGCTACAAACACATCAGGAAATTTAATAATTAAATCAGGTACAACTACTGCTGTAACTTTTAGTGGTGCTAACGCAACAGTTGCTGGAAACTTGTCTGTTGGTGGAGACTTCGATGTTACAGGAAGTCTTGATTTCAGTGATGCTAATATTACAAACGTTGGATCAATAGCTCTTGATACAATTACAAATGATGGCACAGACATTACTTTAGACTCATCAGGAGACATAGTTTTAGATGCAGATGGAGCTAATATAACTTTAAAAGATGGTGGCACAACTGTCATTGATTTTGTATTAAACGGATCAACAGATGTAACTTTAGATGCACCAGGAGATATTAAATTTGATGCTGATGGTGGTGATTTTAATTTTTTAGATGGTGGCACAGAAATTTTAAGAATATCTAATTCATCTAGTGATGTAATTATTAAGCCAATTGTTGATGCTAAAGATTTAATATTTCAACAAAGAGATGGAACAGAAGTTGCAAGAATTGAAGACAACGGTACTTTCAATGTTGTAACAAGTAAACTAGCTATAAATGGTACAGCAATTACATCAACAGCAGCTGAACTTAATATTTTAGATGGTGTTACATCTACAGCGGCGGAACTTAATATTTTAGATGGTGTTACATCAACAGCAGCTGAATTAAATATTTTAGATGGTGTTACATCTACAGCAGCTGAATTAAATATTTTAGATGGTGTTACATCTACAGCAGCGGAATTAAATTTAGTTGATGGAATTACAGCAGGAACAGTGTCTGCCTCAAAAGCAGTTATTGTAGATTCTAATAAAGATTTAACAGGTTTTAGAAATTTAACAATATCAGGAGATCTTACAGTATCTGGTGATGACATTACCATGGGTACAAACACTGCAGGTAATTTATTAATTGCAGATGGTACAAACTTTAATTCAGTAGCAGTAGGTTCACTATCAGAAATATCTACAGTTGCTGATGATGATGTATTTTTAGCAGTAGATACTTCAGGTGGTGGACTTAAAAAAATTGCAAGATCATCAATAGTTTCAGGGCTTGCTACATCTTCTGCATTATCAAATGTTGCAGATGATAGCACACCTCAATTAGGTGGCAATCTTGATATGAATGGTAACGATATTGTTACTACATCAAATGCAGATTTAGAATTAGCCCCTAATGGTACAGGGCATGTAACTGTTAGAGGTAATACAAATTCAGGTGCTATACAATTTAATTGTGAATCTAATTCACATGGCCAACAAATAAAGGCACAGCCACATTCTGCAGGTGTTACAAATGTTATGTTATTACCAGATGGTGCTGATTCAACTTTAGTATCTCTTGTAGCTACACAGACTTTAACAAATAAAACATTAACAACACCAGTTATTGCAGAAATAGATTCTGGTTCTACTATTACACTTGATGCAACTACGGACATTGTTCTTGATGCAGATGGTGGAGATATATTTTTTAAAGATGCAGGAACAACTTTTGGTAGTGCCACAAATAATAGTGGAGAACTTCTTATAAAATCAGGTACTACAACTGCTATGACATTTAGTGGTGCTAATGTAACACTAGAAGGTAACTTAACTGTATCGGGAACAACAACTACTGTAAACTCAACAACTGTAAATCTAAATGACCACAATATTGTATTAGATAGTGGTAATAGCACAGGTGCAGTTGTTAATGGTGCAGGTATTACGATAGAGGGTGGTAGCGGTGATGATGCTACGTTTACCTATAATACAACAGGTCCTAAGTTTGAATTAAAACTAGGTTCAAGCCATGAAGATTTACAGGTTGATCAACTTATTGCAGGATCACTAGATATTTCAGGAAACGTAGATGTAGATGGAACTTTAGAAACAGATGCTTTATCAATAGCTAGTACAACAGTAACATCAACAGCAGCTGAATTAAATATATTAGATGGAGTAACATCAACAACAGCAGAATTAAATATATTAGATGGTGTAACATCAACAGCAGCAGAGCTTAATATATTAGATGGTGTAACATCAACAGCGGCTGAATTAAATATATTAGATGGAGTAACATCAACAACAGCAGAATTAAATATATTAGATGGTGTAACATCAACAGCAGCAGAGCTTAATATATTAGATGGTGTAACTGCAACAGCAGCAGAGATTAATTTAATAGATGGTGGAACTGCAAGAGGAACTACAGCAGTTGCAGATGGTGACGGTATTCTTCACAATGACGGTGGCACAATGAGAATGACTAGTGCCGCTACGTTTAAAACATATTTTCAAGCAGGTATTTCTTCAGCAGCAGATGACATAACAGCTGGTGATGCAGCGGTAAATATCACAACCTCATCAGGTAATATTACAATCGATGCAGCTGCTAATGATACCGATATTATATTTAAAGGTACTGATAATAGTTCTGACATTACTATGCTTACTCTTGATGGTAGTGATGCTGGAACAGCTATATTTAATCATGATATTAAACTAGCTGATAATAACAAAGCTATCTTTGGTGATAGTGGTGATTTAGAAATTTATCATGAGGGTAGTCATTCTTTTATAGATGATACTGGAACTGGTAGACTTTATCTAAGAGGTAATGATGGAGTTTACATTCAAAGATATACTGGCGAAGATATGATAAAAGCCATCGCTAATGGTGCAGTTAATCTTTATTATGATAACAGTATAAAATTAGCAACAACATCTGGTGGTGTTGATGTAACTGGTAGCATATTACCTGCTGCTGATGATACACATGATCTTGGTTCTTCATCTAAACAATGGAGAGATATATACACTGGGGATATAAATTTAAATAATACTAAAACAAGAGATAATGAAGTTGATGGAACAAGAGGTTCATGGACTATTCAAGAGGGTTCAAACGACTTGTTCTTACTAAACAGACTTAACAATAAAAAATATAAATTTAAATTAGAGGAGATAAGCTAATGGCTATTATATCAAATGGAACTACAGTTATAGATGCTGGAAGTATATCAGCAGCAGGAAAAGTTTTACAGGTGGTTTCATCGACAAAAACTGACACTTATGCAAGTAACCCAAATAATTCTTACGTTGATATTGGTTTATCAGCTGCAATTACTCCAGCATCATCATCAAACAAAGTTCTTGTACAAATATCTTTAATGGGTCAAGGTCTTACAGCAGTGAACGTAGCAAACTTTAGATTGCTAAGAGGTTCAACAGTTATTTATCTAGGAGATGCTGATAGTAGTAGAGGTAGAGGATTTTCTACTGGTATGACAATTGAGGAATATTCTCAAGAAAGTAATAGTGGGACTTTCCTGGATAGTCCATCAACCACTTCAGCGACAACGTATAAAGTTCAAACTAGAAGTAACAATACAGTTTATATTAATAGAGCATCAACCAGTCAAAATGATGAAGGTAACTTTAGAACAGCATCAACAATTACACTTATGGAAATAGGAGCTTAAGGAGATATTATGACAGACGTAGCAAAAGCAATAAAAGAATTAGATAGTACAGCAGGATTTGTAGTAGATGGAGAACCTACTAATGAAACAGAGTATAAATCTAATGTTAAATTTATTTCTGGTGCTGATGAAAATGGAGTTGCAGTTTTTAAAGATACACAAGATTTTACTTGGTCACAAGTTTCAGCAAAAAAAGCTGAACTACAAACTGCATATAACGCTAAAACCTATGCAAGAAAAAGAGAAAGATCTTACCCTAATTTAAAAAAATTTGCAGAAGCATACTGTGAAAAAGAAATAAATGGAGACAGTACAAAATGGGATGCTTATAAAACAGCTTATAATAAAGTAAGATCAGATAATCCTAAGGAGTAAATTATGCTTCAAAAAGTTAAATTTGCACCAGGTTTTAATAAACAAGTTACATCTACCGGTGGTGAAAGCCAATGGGTTAGTGGTGACAATGTTCGTTTTAGATATGGTTCACCTGAAAAAATAGGTGGTTGGTCTCAATTAGGGTCTGTTGATATTACAGGTCGAAACACCGCTATCCATCATTTTGTAAATACATCAGGTATTAAATATGCAGCATTAGGCACAAACAGAATACTTTATGTTTATTCTGGTGGTATTTTTTATGACATACACCCAATTAAATCTACTACAACTTTAACATCAGCTTTTTCTACAACTAACGGTTCTTCAACTGTTACATTAACTTTTTCTTCAGCACATAATATCAATAAATTTGATATAATATTGTTAGATAGTTTTTCATCTATTACTAATTCTAATTTTAGCGCTAGTAATTTTAATGACAATAAATTTATGGTAACGTCAATACCAACAGATACGACACTCACAATTGATACTGGATCTAATGAATCGGGATCAGGAGCATCTACATCAGGTGGTATTCGTGTTAGACATTATTATCCTGTAGGACCAGCAATTGAAGTTGCAACAACAGGTTGGGGCCTTGGATCATGGGGCGGGCAACAAGCAGGTCAGTTTACATCAACACTATCATCAGAAATAAATGCAAGTGTAACATCATTAACAATGGCAAGTTCATCTTCTTTCCCATCTTCAGGAACAGTTATTGTAGGAACAGAATTAATTACATATACGTCAAATAGTGGGGGAACATTATCAGGTTTAACAAGAGGTGCTTCTGGTACGACCGCTGCAACACATTCTTCCGGTGCAACGGTAACTGATGCATCAAACTTTTTTTCATGGAATGCTGCAACATCAGGAGATATTGTAACTGCACCAGGTTTATGGTCTTTAGATAATTTAGGTAATAAACTAATTGCAACAATTAATGGCGGTGAAACATTTGAATGGAATTCAAATCCAACAGATGCCAACAGCACAAGAGCAACAATTATAAGCGGTGCACCAACAGCTTCTGCATTTACTTTAGTATCAACACCGGATCGTCACTTAATATTTTTTGGAACAGAAACAACGATTGGAACAAAATCCACAAAAGATGAAATGTTTGTAAGATTTTCGTCTCAAGAAGATATTAATACTTATGCACCTAGTGCAACCAATACTGCAGGTACACAAAGACTTGCAGATGGATCAAAAATTATGGGAGCAATACGTGGTCGTGATGCAATTTATATTTGGACTGATACTGCATTATTTATTATGCGTTTTGTTGGTCCACCATTTAC